CATACGGCAGAAATGAGCGAGTCGGGGACGTCTACGTACTAGCTGGAAATACGTAGAATTTATTGTAAAGAATGTACGCTGGAGCCCGGTTTTTCCCACAGACGGTTTTAGACCGAGGGCCGGTAACTCCCGCAACCACTTCATATACTCCTGGCGAGTCACTATCGTTAAAAGATCGTCGCCATTTATTAACATTGGGCGATCTCCCAAAATATATGTCGTGGCAATGTAGTTCTGCAGGCAAAGAAGAGGGAATGAAAGAAGGCTCCCCATCATTTGCCCACGACGCAACTGGAACGGTACCGCCTTACCGTCTTGAATGAGTGGACGGAGAGCTTTAAACGCGCTCTCCCACACGGTGCTGTCAATCTCAGATGACGACTCTTGCATCACCCGGAGACACTCCTCGGCTACCTCGATCGACAAGAGGTCAGTCGCCGATTCGTAATCTCCAGACAAGAACATCTGATTCCTCCCAAGAGCACGTGTGATCTTTTTCAGCCTGTCCGGTGTTGGATTTCCCCTTAACAACCACGGGAATTTCGATAGGTGGTTGTACATTGTCTTATGAAGAGGCCGGAGCCCGTTCCAACTCGCTGGAGTCTTTACGAGGACCCTCGACTTCCCGGAACTAGTGACGCACGTCAGCTGACACGTAAGATCGTACACACCCAGGTTGCCCTGAGCTATCTGATCCACTTTCACTTTCGTTGAAACGCCAAAAGCACCGAGTTGCTTACGGGTGCTCTCCGCCGAACCGCTGAAGGGTAGTGAGTTGGACACTACAGATTGCGTGTATGTTTTGTCCCATCCAGGTCTAAAGAGTCGACCTGTAGTTGCACGGGCATGAGCTAAATAACGCTCATCAATTTTTGGCCCCGGCAACGATGCCCTTTCGACAAACCCCTTTCGGAGAGTCTCTTCAGAGCACTTGCATGCATCCGGCATGCCCTTCTTTATGCTTGACATAGACGCAAGCAACCCAAAAGTTTCCCTTCGAGTCAGCGAGCGCAAGAAAGGCGTGATCCACGACCTCCCATCCGTAAGGAAGGAATCGAGTGGTTCACAGAAGACCTTCTTCAAAGTCCTCAATGCCGAACAGCAATCCGACGTATCAAAGAGAGTGAGAGCCCTTTCGTAGATGGCCCCAGTGTCTATGGAAGACTCCTTCTCACCGTGAGGAAAATATACCTCGAAAAGAGTCGAAAAAGATTGTTGAAAGAAACTTGCCAATTTCTTGGCTATCCTCTCTTTTTTCCGTGCCAAACCAGCGGACTTATCGGTTGGATCTTCGGGACCATCGGTACGATCGCGGCGCTTTACCATCAAGGTTACTACACGACCACGAAAAAGTGTACCTTTGTCTTTG